TCTCCTTGACCTCCGCAATGGAAATGACGGGGTGGCCGGGCAACGCAATCGTTCGGCGGTCATCCCCATCAAGAATCGCCACGTCGCCGGCGTGAAGAAGGAAGTCCCGGTTGCAGTACGAGTCGATGGCTTCGCTGGCTCGCTCGTTGAGGCGTTGAATCAAATCCGTGAAGTCGGCGTCCGTGGCGAGGCCGAGATCCGCGAACGTAAGGCGCGAGAGTTGCCGGATGGTCTCCTCGTCCCCATACTCAGCCATGGGCCACGATGTCGGAGGGGGCGCTTATGCTTGCCGTTCAGTCGCTGTGGTCAGACTGGAACACGATCTTGGCGGCCCCAGTCGCAGCCGCCGCGGGGTCGAGTTGCACTTGGAGGCGGGCGACGCGGTCGTCGCGTGGCTCCGCTGCATCGTGGCGACTCGTGACCCAATCCTGTTGCGGCGTGACGTCGCCGGCCGTCAGAGACCCGCTGCGAAGCACGATGGGTTCCGCGAGGGCAGCGTCCTCGAACGTGTACCCATGCACTTCGTACGCCACGACTTGCTCCGTCTCGTTGCGAATCTTGATGCCCCACCAATCAGCTGTACGCACATCGTAGCCGGCTTGGTCATCCGTGGTCTGGTTCGGAATCTTCTGGGCCGCATCAGCGGGGTCCGTGCGCGTGAAGACGCTGTTCGGGTTGATGCCCCGCCCAGTGGCCATCAGTCTTCATCCTCCTCGTGGCGTTGATCGGGGCGTTGGGGGAGGCGCGTCTGATCATAGGGCTTAGGTCGCCCGTTCCAGAAGCGCAGGATGCGGGCCATACCTACTCTCCTTCAGCGGCTGCTTCGTCGAGGGTGGCGGCGACGTCGATCCCGGCTGCTTGCAGGGCTTCCACCATTTGCACCTTCGACCCATACGCGGCGACGCCAGCCTCGGCGGCGATCAACTTCAGGCGCTTGGCCGTCGTGTGAAGTGCGATGGTTTCAGCGGTAGGGGCTTCGTGGGGCGTGCCCCCACCGTGACCGGTGGCAGCCAGGGGTTTGATGACCTCGGCGACGATGGGGGCGTTGTGGCCGAGGCGACGACCGAGGCGAGCGGCGTGCCGGGACTTCGCGCGTCCCCTGCGTCCTTCGGCTCGCAAGCGAATCAACGCTGCGGCCTCCGTTTCTCGCGGCGAGAGAAGCGGCGTGTGAGCAGCGCCGATGCACTTGTGGCCAGCGCGGCCGAGGCGTGCCTCAACGGCGGGGCCATCAGGTGCATGGAATGACCCATCGGCGTACACGCGAACTCGGCTTCGCGGCGCCAAGCTGATGTAGCCCCCGACTTGTCGTCGGTGCTTCCACCAAGCCATAAGTTTCAGCTCCCTGGGCCGGCGCCGGCCGCGATGAGGCTGCACCGAATGTCAGTCGTTTCACCAACACCGGGAGCGGCGTCGAGGGTGACGCGGACGGTGACGCTATCGGCGGTCCAAGCCGTCACGATGGCAGACTCGACCTCCGTCGATGCGCTGCCGGCGCTCTTCGTCGTCAGGATGGCGGCGACCGCGATGGCGGGCGCCGTCGTGTAGTCGCCCTCCAACGTGACAACGACGTCAGCGAACGTGTCGGCCTCCGTGATCTGCGCCGTCTTCACCTGGGATTCCTGAACGCCCTCCAGGTCAGGCAGGAGGTTCCCAGGGTTGTGCAGCACCATGGCGACGAGTGCCAGGAGGGGCTCGAACATCATGTTCACGCTCCTCAGACCGCGTACCCCTGCAGGAGGCGGCTCAACTTGCCTGCGCCCTTGAGGACGGGGGCACCGAACTCGCCGAGAGCGACTTGCTGGCTGAAGCCACGGATCCCCAGCGGCACGGTGCTCAAGGGCATGAGGGCGCGGAACGCCATCTCGCGGCGATTCATGATGAACACGTCCCCCTCGCTGCCGGCGTCATTGGCGTCATCGCTGTGCGTGGCGACGTTGTGCGATGCAATCACGGGGATGCCGCTGATGCGCAGCATCTCGAAGCCGAAGTTGACAGAGTCGGCGTTCTGGTCGATGCGGGCACCGACCTCGATCTCGTTCTCCAACTCGTCGAAGAGCGTGTGACTCGTCCAGACTTCGAGGTCGCTCTTGGCGACGGCGAACGTGCCCTGCAGCATGGACTTGATCTCGGCCTTAATGTCCTTCAGGAGGGCCTTCGTGCCGGAGAGGTCGACAGTGGTCTTGTCCACAAGGTTGCCGGCGTCATCGATGATGGTCGCGAAGCCCTCGTAGCCATCCGTGTCACCGAAACTGCCAGTGTTCGTAGCGAGGGCCGGATCCCCGTACAGGATGTTGCGTTCCTTCGCTTGGCTGTACTGGGCGATGCGCGCGCCGAGAGCCGTCGAGCGGACGTCCAGGTAGTGGCTTGAGGCGCGTTGGCTGAACTCGGTGATGCTCACTTTGTCCACCCAAATCTCCATGTCCACTTCGATCTGGCCGAACGTGACATCGCCATCGACTTCAGCAGTGAGGTCGGCGGATTCCGTTTCCGTGCGGAACCCAAGGGGCACGTCGCGGGCGTCGATGCGGTTCACGACGGCCTTGTAGCCTTGCTGACCCTCTTCTGGCACGCGGGCCAAGAGGGGGGCTTCAGTCTTCAGGATGTCCAGGACTTCGGGGTCGAAGACGAGTGGGACGGCGCCGCCAACAACGTTTCCACCGAGGACGCCTTCATCCATTGCCTTTATGCTGGCAGGGATGGCCTTCGCGGCGAAGCCACGGAAGGATTCGCGGTTCTTGGCGTGGCGCTGGATCGTTTGGCGGGGCACGGTGATGAGGCCCTCGCCGGGCACGTTGCGTGTGGGCATGCCGTGGACGGACCAACTACGGTTGAAGGCCGCAGCGGTGTCGCTCAGCCCGAGCATCTCGAGGTTGCGGTAGTTTGCCATGTTCTTGTCTCCTTGAGTCGTGTTCGTGTTCAGGTTGCGGCCTTCGCGTACGGGGCGATGACGGGCGCTTCATCGCCTTCGTGCCCCTTGCCGGAGGGGATCTGCGGTTGGGCAACGGAAACGATGCCGCGGGCGCGGGGCTTCTTGCCCTTGCCGCCCTTCGGCTCGTCCTCGTCCTCTTCCTCGTCTTCCTTCTCCTCCTCTTCTTCCTCCTCTTCTTCCTCGTCTTCCTTCTCCTCGTCCTCGTCCTCCTCGGCCTTCTTCAAGGCCGCAACGAGTTTCTTCAGGAGCGTCTCCTGTGAGGCCAGGAGGGCCGTCTTCAGATCGTCAGCGGTGAGCACCGCGGGCGGGCTCTTCAGTTCCTGCTCGGGCTTGACGGCGGCGCCATCCAGGCCGGCTTTGCGCTGGGCTTCGATCTGTTCAAGTTCCTTCTCGGTCAACTTCATGTCGATGTCCTCCTGGACGGCGTCGTGCAAGAGCCGGATGAACCGCTTCCGCAGCTCGGACTCGGCGATGCCGGTGTTCTTGGAGAGTAGGGTGAGCGCTTCCGTGACGCCGTCCGGATTCGACGGGATCCCGACAGCGCTAATCTCGTAGAGGTCCACGTCGCTGTAATCGAGGCCGCCGATTTCCTCGGCCGCATCGTCGAGCTTCGGGGATGCTCGCGTGGGCATGAAGCCGACGCTCCACCCGATGGGGAGGCCGACGCGAATCTTGCCGTCGAGGCGTTGCGCGCGTTCGTCGTTGGGGTCGAGTTGCCCCACGGCGTACAGGGTTTCATCCTCGATTTCGCCGCTCTTCCAGCCCCCTATGATGTCGAGGACGCTGTACATTGGCATGCCCCATTCGTCGCGGCCGTGGTCGAGGAAGATGGGCACGTCTCCAGTGTCGAGCTTCTTCTTCATGGCCTTCAAGCCGTCGAGCGTGAACTGGTCGCCGTCGCGGTCAATCGCTGTGCTACTGACGGGGACGCGAATCTCCGTCACGTCTTGGTCGTCGTCGCCTTTGATGGTGCGTCGCTTGACGACGCTGCCGACGATGCGCTTGCGCACGAAGGCTGTGCTGCGCTGTTGCAGTTGCAGCGTCTTGGCCACGCATCGTCACTTGGCCGGGGCCTTATAGGGTTGTAGTTTCCAGTCGCGTGTCTAAGGACTCGTGCCGAGCCACGCGTACAGGGTGGCTCTCGACACTCCGAGGCGATCCGCTACGAGTGCGCGGTTGCCGGTCGCAGCGTCGAATCGGTGGATGAACGCCGGGAACGCCTCCCCTGGCAGTCCGTGACACCACAATGCGAGGCGTTGCCGTTCCGTCGTGCACGTAGTCATGTCTGGTTCATGCTTCCGTCGAATCCCGGGCGTCGCGTACAAAGTTTGGATGTCGTCAGGCATTTCGTCGCGCAGAACTGGTTCCTGGTCGCAGCGGCAATAGAAGGGCTGATCATCGCCGACCTTAAAGGCCGTGCGGGGGTAGTTTCGGGGTTGCCCAGGCGCGTCGAGTTGTGGCACCGTGAAGGCTTGATCCTTCGGGACGACGACGTCATGCATTGCGGCGTGCCAGGCCCGGGTTCGACCATCACCGGATTTGCCGCCGGTGGCGCGCCATCGCTTGCCGGCGATGAGGGGCGTCGATTCCGCGAGGGCCTGGGATCCGGATCGTGCAGCGTCCAGGATCTCGGTTCGCGCGATGAGGGAGGCGTGTGCCGTGGTCAGGAAGTCGAATGAATCGTTGAGTGCCCGCGTTGCGTCCTGCACCGTCCCTCCGGATTCCACGACTCCGACGAGGGCGTCGCGGATACGTTGCTTCACGGCGTCTTCCACGCCGCGCATGCGAATCGCGGCGTTGGCGCGGAGGGCTTCCAGGGCGCGCGTGTCCTGCAAGCTGAACTCGAACTCCAGTTCCGGCGCGTCTTCCGGCAGAGCATCATTCACGTGGTCTTCGAGGCGGCTGGCATGGAAGCATGCGGCCTCCGTCATGGCAGCCATGGCGTGCTCCATGACGACGCCGACGAGTCGGTTGCTGATGCTTACGCCGGCGACGATGCGGGCCACGTCGAAGGCCAGGCCCTTCTGCGCACCAGTCTGCTGCAGGGCCTCAAGGGTGTCCACGCGGAGATCCTCGTAAACGTTCTTGACAGCGGTTTGCAGAGCACGGGCAATGCCAGTGAGGGCTGGGTACCGGTACCCGGGTTCATTGCGTAGGGCGTCCCGAACTTCTTCGGGGGAAGCGGCGTACGTGTCCATGAAGCGCGGCGCGTCCAGCGTGGGTGCCGACAAGCCGAGGAGGCCACCGAAACCGCCCTCGGGGGGGAGATCCTCTTCATCCATCTCGAGCCATTGCTCCAGTGCCCATCGGCTTTGTTGACGACTAAGTGTGCGGAACAATTCAAGGGGCATGTCGCCCCAGGGGATTTCTTCGAGTCCGCGGTCGAGGCGCACTTCGTTCAGGGTGGAAAGCCCCAACTCCAAGTCTTCCTTTTGCTGCAAGCGTTCCCGGTCCTGGATCCCAGGGTGATCGTAGAGCCACACGTACTCCAGTTCACCATTCACGCGAGCGTACGCCTCCATGTGGACGAGCAATCGGCGATTGATGCACTTGGCAATCATCTCCATGAGCGGCTTCGTCGTCTTGCGGAAGACCGTCGTGGATTGATTGTCAGCGGTGGAGCGATTGACGTCCTCAATCATGCCGACTTCGTTGGGGGACAACCCGAACGTCATCCATGCGAGTTGATTGTACCACTTCTGCG